CAAGCAATCCCGCCAGTGTTCTCCGAATACCTCGCTCGTCAAATTATCAAAGCCTTATGATCACCGTCACCGGCCAGACCGTCACCGCCACCTGCGACCGCTGCGGACGCGAGATGGTGCTCGGCAGCGGTAGCGTCGGGCAGCAGCTAGCCGCCAGCGCGGAGTATCGGGCGGAAGTGCTAGGAATGGCCGAGTGGACGTGCGGGGCGGACGAGCCGGACGTGTGCGAGCGGTGCGCGAACCCGGGAATCGAGGCCGAGGTGAAAATATGAAAAGAATTACAATAATTAAACTACCAACAAGTGTCAGGTCTGGTGTTTATCTCTTAAAACTTAAAGGTAAAATCGTTTACGTAGGTCAATCAATAAATGCCATAGCCAGATTGGCTGGCCACAAAGACAAGAAATTCGACACGATTGAAATCCGATGGATGTTCGCAAAATGCATGCTCAAGCGGGAGGCTGAATTGATTAAGAAATTCAAACCAAAACACAACATAACTAAAAACTCAGATACAAAGAAAAGGCGTTTCAAAATGCCAGATGGATCAATTTTCTTCGGTTCCTATCCAAAATACATCGCTGCAAGAGTCGCGCAAGACGCTGACAATAAAAGAGTTAAAGGAGATGTGAAAATAGTTGAAAATAAAGCTTTGCAAACCGAAAGCTTTAGGCTTTAATAACGTCAGATGAAGAACGCGACCAAAACCAACAAGACCCAAAACGGGTCGCCGGTTGCGGCTTCGACGGAGAACAAGACAATGAATGCGACAATCACACAGGTCAATCCCCCACGAGAACGCAGCGACTGGAACAAGTCCAGAGACCGCTTTACAGTTTACACGGACGGCAAGGCGCGGCACATCGCAGACTTGGAATACTTTACGAAGTATGACATCTCTAGCCTCAATTTCAAATGCGCGAGCTGGGGACGGGTTGGAGGGTTTGCATCCCGCATTGAAGCTTCCGGTGCTGCTGCCGCAATCGAGGCGCGGTTCGGTGTGCGTGTCGATCTGAAGTTCAGCCGGACAGCGGGCTGCTCGTGCGGGTGTTCTCCGGGATTCATCGGAAAGATTCTGGACCGTGGTGCAAACAACGCTACCGACTCGCTTGGGGTTGGGTTGAGTCGGGCGTCGCTCTGGGTTAATGTTCCTGTCACTGCGGACGACGCAGCCAGCATCGTTGCATACGCCGCGAAGCAAGCCTCCAAACTCCCGGCGGAAATCGAAGCGGGTAACTCTAAAGTCGCGGTAGAGAAGGCCGCCCGCGCCGCTGAGAAGTTGGCTGAAGAACAAGCTCGCGAAGAGCGCCGCGCACGATGGTCCGCGCAGGAACAACGCTGGGCCGAACAGAGCGCCGATGAATCACTGCTGTGCGCTGCGCTGTGAACCAATTTCCCCCGCCGCTTGAAGTCGCATTCTCGGCGTGGGCGGCTGCCGGCATCCGAGCTACCGGAGCGGCAGCCAAACTTTAACAAAATGATCACGAAACCACGTAGCCAATGGAAGCCGCGCAGCCAATGGAAGCGGCGGGCGCGAGGCCGGGTAGTCGCCGAGATTCAGGTCGGACCTGGCGAACGGCGAGCCGGACTACGCCTTGTTCGTGTTTGAGTTGACGACCAAGGGGCTGAGCGTCCGCAAGAAGCGCAGCCACCTAAAGAACGCAAAGGTGTGGACGTTTAGCCAACTGGCAAACGGCGTCGGTCAAGGTGGTCAAATGAAACTGATATGAGCGACGAACTAAGCGGCCCGCTACCGACGCGCAAGAGCTTTCCGTTTCTAATGGAGAGCACACGTCGGGAGATGGACGAGCGGATCGAGGCGGCGCGGCGCGGCTGCCTGGAATCGGAGAAGCCGGCGGCGGACCGGAAGATCGAGCTGCCGCGAGCGCCGAAGAAAGCGGCGCAGAAAGGACTGTTCTAATGAACGCGACGATGACATACCCGGCGGCGCCGGGCTGGAAAGCAACGGCGACCGAGACGAGCCGCGAGGCCGCCGCTCTGGAGCGGATGCCGGCGGGCGTCCTGCGCGAGCAGGCCGAGCGGATCTTGAAGCGGTTCGAGAACTGCACAGCGGACGAGGCCGCAACGCTCCTCGGCGTGAGCCAGTTCGCCATGCGCCCGCGTTTCAGCGAGCTAGTAGCGCAGGGCAAGGCGGAGGACAGCGGCGTGCGGCGGCGGAACGCGAGCGGCAAGAGCGCAGTGGCGTGGCGATGGAAGCGGGTGCTGAATCAGGAGGATCTACTGTGACCGCCGCCGAATGCCAGGAGTTGGTGCGCCGGGCGATCACCCGAGGGCTCGTGCAGCCGGCAACCAGCGCGCCGACCGAGTATCGCGGTCTGCCGATCGACAAGTGGCGCAAGCGCAACCGCAAGCACCAGCAGGCGTGGCGCGACCGGCAGAAGAAGGAGCGGCACTCGACGCACCGGCCCGAGCCGAGGTGGACGCGGAAGTACAGCAAGGCGAGCGGCTACCGAAACCACCCCAGCCTCAAGGGGCTGATCGGGACGGAGTACCACACGGCTTATATGAGGCTCTACCGGAAGCGGCTGGCGCGAGCGGAGAAAGGACTGTTCCGATGAACGAAGACGACTTGCGGGCAAAACACTACGTGAAGAACGCGGACGGCAGCTGGAGCAAGCCGAGGACGGCGGCAGCGCACAACGCGCCGCAGGTCGGCCACTCGCAGCTACACCCGAGCGATAACCCGCTGGTGGAGGTGAGCAAGAGGGCCGAAAAGAAGCGCATCCGGCAGGACCGGAAGCCGCTACTGAACAAGCTGGAGACAGAGTGGTTCAACAAGCTTCAAGAGTGCTATCCGAGCACAATGATCTGGAAGCAGGCGCTACGCTGGAAGCTAGGCAACGGCATCTGGTACAAGCCGGACTTCGTGTTGTTTGCCGGATGGACACAGAAGCCGAGCGAGCTAACGTGTTACGAGGTCAAAGGGCCGCACTCGTTCCGGGGCGGGTTCGAGAACCTCAAGGTGGCAGCATCACTCTACCCGGAAGTGCGGTGGATCCTAGTCTGGAAGGAATCCGGGACGTGGCGGCACCAGGAGGTACTGCCGTGAGCGAGACCTACGAACAAGCCCTGGCTGACTACTGGAAGCAGGGCGACGCGATGGCGGACCAGATAGGCAGGCTGCTGGACAAGCAGCGCGATCTACGGGCTCGCGGCGACCAGTGGCGCGAGGTGGCAAAGAGGCTCAACAACGAACTCTCGGCCAGGCAGTGGAAGATGACGGACGGACAAGTCGCATTCAAAAAACTCGAACAAGACGAAAGGAAACATGACAGCGAGACAGTATAGGAAGGCCCGGCTGGCCCGGGGCACCGTGCAGCAGGTGGCGCCGTTGCTAGGCGTCCACCCGATGACGATCAACAAGCGGGAGCGTGGCGACATCCCGGTCACAAAGGAAGCTGAGGTGACGCTCCTGTCGCTGCCGCTGCTGCCGAAGCCCGTGCCGGCGCACACGCTCGGTCGGAAGCCGGGGAGCAAGACAAAACGCAAATAAAAAGCTTTGCAAAAGTGAACAAGGGCGCTTTAATTAAAGCCGTGGCAGCCGACAACCAAGTCGAAGACGTCCAAGTCCTGCACGCAATGAAACGGCACGGCGGCGGGTTCGTCAAGGCGCTGGCCGAAGCGGGCTTCATAGCCGACTCCGTCAACCTCCAGAAGATCAAGACAACGTGGCCGGACTACTGGGCCGAATACGAAGCCTTCGCACGGGCGGACCAGCAGCGGGAAGCCGAGTTCGCAGCCGTCAAGAACGCCGTCGAGCGGTGCGGCTGCGGGTCGCCAGCGGGGACGCTAAAGCCGTGCGTCCGCGAGCCGGACAACGCCCGGTTCACGTGCAACTGCTGCGACGCGTGCCGCGAACAGTGCAAGGACTACTCCCAGCCGGCATGAAACCAGACCGCACCAAGCAGGAGCTGCTGGCCGAGATTGATCGGCTCAAGCGCGAGAAGCCCCAGTTCTGGCAGCGGGACGCCCGGGCGGTGCTGCGGGCGCTCCAGTGCAAGACGCAGGAGGACGACTATCGCGAGGTGGTTCCGAACGGCGACCGCAAGGGCTACGAGACCGTGGGGCGCAAGTGCCGCTCGACCCGGATACAAGGACCGATATGAGCAAAGCAAAGACGCCAAAACTCACGGTTGATTGTTCCGTCAAGCAGCTATTGGCTAGAGCAAGGCGGTGGCAGTTAAATCGCCAGCGGAAAGCCGCAAGCACGAGTGCGTCAAGGTCCAGGTCGGAACAGCGCGGCGGTTAACCGCTCGCGACGGTCGGACCCTTAAAAGGCCGGTAACCATTGCAAGATTCTACGAGTGCAAAATCTGCGGAAGGAACATGAAAACATGACCAAAATCCACCTATGCAAGTGCGGCGAACCATGCCAGCTTTACGGCGGCGTTGGAGGCTACTCGAAGTGCTGCGAATCCTGCAACGCCAAGAACGCCGAGCGCCAGCGCAAAGCCAGGGCTGCCGCTAAGAAACCCAAGCGCAAGCCACTGGTGGCGCGCATCACCGAGGAGCGCGTCAACTGGCTGATCAACGACGTGCACGAAGGCCTAGACACCGGCGACGTATCCGAGTGGCGCGCCGTGGCCATCAAGGAGAGCATGAGGGCCGACGCCCAGGCGCTCAACGTCATGCGGCTACGCGACTCGCTAGCCGCCCTGTCCATGGCGGAGGACATGCGCGCCCTGAGCGTCCGCGAGATCAAGGCGTGGCTGGCCACCCAGAAGCCATGACATGAAATCGTTCATTGCTTTGTTCATGAATCTATGGGGACTGCTATACGTGGCAGGAGTGTTTTTACACAACCCAGACAGACACTTTGCGTTCACAAATTTCTTAATTTGTTTAGCATGGTTTCACCTGGTTACCCTTATTCAGGACAAACAGAAACAATGAGTAGTAAAAACAAGAAACTCCGCCGAGCGCCGACAGCGAGCGTGGCGCGTAAATGTGATGAACGAATTTCCAACAACTCTTGAGCGCAGTGCGGGGCGTGATTCGCTGCACTGTCGGGTTATGCCTCTTTCCGAGCGCGTGGCAAACTATCACCGCGTCACTGGCTTCCCTGAATCTCTATTTGTCGGCGGTGACGGGCGCATCGTTGGGACATGGATCATGGGCAACGACTATCGGGTGAAGTCCGAATACTACGGCGGATACCCGGCTGGCTACCTCCGGCGCGTCAAGGCGCTGTTCCCAGATAAGTCCCGCGTGCTCCATCTGTTTAGCGGCAAGGTCGACACACTGACGATGCCAGGCCATACCGTGGACAGTAACCCAAACATGACGCCTGACTTCCTCGACGATGCCCACACGCTAGAAAGAGTGCCGCTGGAAAGCTACGACCTCGTGATGGCCGACCCGCCGTACAGCGTCGAGGACTGCGAGCACTACGGGACAACAATGGTGAAGCGCAACGTCGTGATGGCGGCGCTCGGTGCGCGACTCACTCCCGGTTGTCACGTCGTCTGGCTAGATCAAGTGCTGCCGATGTTCCGCAAAGACCAATTCGCAATCGAGGCTGTCATTGGGATGGTCAAAAGCACCAACCATCGCTTCCGCGTGGTGACGGTGTTCAAGAGGCATAACGAATAGCTCACCGATGCGCGACCAATCAACATCCGAACTCGCTGAACGCGCCAACGCGCATTCGGTGCAGCGTCTTGTTCCCCAGCCTTTCTACCAAGACGAACTGATAACAATCTATCACGGAGACTGCCGGAAAATCCTGCCGCTGCTCAAGGATGTGGACGCCATAATCACTGACCCGCCATACGGCGTGGACTGGAATACCGACTACACGCGCTTCACGTCCGGCTTCAATGTCGAGCGCAAGAAACACAAGGCCGTGAATGGGGACGCTGAACCGTTCGATCCGACGTGGCTGAACGGACACCCGACGCTAATCCTGTGGGGCGCGAACTGCTACTGCAACAAGCTGACGACCGGAAGCTGGCTGGTGTGGGATAAACGCCACAAGAACGGCACGGCCTTTCTGGCTGACGCGGAACTGGCGTGGTGGAATAAAGGCCACGGCGTCTATATCTACGCCGAAACCTCACAGGGCTGCATCCGCAGCGAACCAATCGAACATCCGACGCAAAAGCCGGAAGGGCTGATGCGGTGGTGTATCCAAAAGGCAAAACCGAAACTCATCTGCGACCCATACATGGGCAGCGGGACAACGCTCCGCGCCGCCAAAGACCTCGGCGTGCCGTGTATCGGAATCGAACTCGAACTCGAATACTGCCAGACCGCAGCGCGCCGAATGTCGCAGGGCGTGCTGGGGCTGGGGAACAATTCTTCTGCTCAAACCCGTTAGCATATCATGAAAGCAGAATCGGCCATCCAACTCCAGGACAGCAACGGGCAGCCGAAGCCGGGCAACGGGGCGGGCAAGCCGAAGCGGCGCTACAAGGGGCGCAAGCGCGGCCCAAAGTCCAAGTGGGGAAACATCGACCCCGTAAAGTTCGCAGTCCTCGCCGGCAAGCTTGGCGCAACAGACACGCAACTAGCTGCCGCGCTTGGGGTTACAACCCAGACGCTTAGGAACTGGAAGTCGTCCAAGAAACAATTATTTTGCGCTTTGACAGCAGCCAGGGCGCAAAAGGACAACGCCGTTGAGAAGTCGCTGTTCGAGCGGGCGCTCGGCTACAAGCACAAGGCAGTCAAGATACTTGTCATCGACGGGAAGGTCGTCAAAGTCCCCTATACCGAGCAGTACGCCCCGGACACCGCTGCCGCCACGTTTTGGCTCAAGAACCGGGCCAGCGACAAGTGGCGCGACCGGACTGACCAGACCATCAGCAACCCGGACGGCACGGCGCTCAACCCGGGAACGACAGTCATCGCACCGACGGTGGTGTTCGTGCAGCCTTCCAAGGACGACCCGCACCAGATCATTGACGCGCCGGCAACCAACGGAGCGAACGGCCACAAGCAGCTCGGGCTACCAGAGAAGGACAAGGCGTGAGCGCCGCCGCTGCCAACGAAGTCCGGTTCGAGCCGCAGCCGAAGCAGGTGCAGGCGCTCAAGAGCGCGGCGGACGTCGTAGTGTTCGGCGGGGCGGCGGGTGGCGGCAAGACGTGGACGCTGCTCTACGAGCCGCTCTACCACATCAGCAACCAGAATTTCGGCGGGGTCATCTTCCGGCGCACCTACCCGCAGATCACGGTCGAAGGCGGTTTGTGGGACGAGAGCGACCGGATCTACCCGTTTACCGGGGCGACGGCGACCAAGGGTGCGCTGCGGTGGCAGTTCCCGAGCGGGGCGACGATGGTGTTCCGGTCGATGGAGAACGAGGAGGACTACCGCAACTTTGACGGCAGCCAGATACCGTTCATCGGGTTCGACCAGCTGGAGAGCTTCACGGCCAAGCAGTTCTGGTATATGTTCAGCCGCAACCGCTCGACGTGCGGCGTGAAGCCGTACATCCGGGCGACGTGCAACCCGCAGCCGGGCTGGCTGGCTGACCTGATCCAGTGGTGGTGGGACCCGCACACGGGCTACGCGATACCGGAGCGGAGCGGCGTGGTGCGGTGGTTCGTCCGGATAGGCGACGGAATACGGTGGTACGCGAGCCAGGCGGAGGCGGCTAAGAAGCACCCGGAGACGCCGGCCAAGAGCTTCACGTTCATCTTCAGCCGGCTACAGGACAACCAGGTGCTGATGTCGAAGGACCCGGGCTACCTCGCCAACCTAATGGCGCTGCCGTTGGTCGAGCGCGAGCGGCTGCTGGGCGGCAACTGGAAGATCAGCGTGGCCGGAAACATCTTCAAGCGGGAGTGGTGGAAGTTCTGCGACGCCGCGCCGGAAGGCATCTACAACTGGTGCCGCTACTGGGACTTGGCGGCAACCGCTCCCGAGGACGGCAAAGACCCAGACTGGACGGCTGGAGCGTTGGTCGGCGAGCTGAACGGGAACATCTACATCAAGGACGTTCAACACTTCCGAGGGAGCAGCCTGACCAACGAGCTGCGAATCAAGGCGACGGCGGAGTTGGACGGGCCGGCGGTGGCGGTACGGATGGAGCAGGAAGGCGGCGCAAGCGGCAAGAGCCTGGCCGGCGAGGAAGGGCACTACGCCCGCAACGTGTTAGTCGGCTACGCGTTCGCTGGCGTGCCGAGCAGCAAGAAGAAGCTGCTGCGGTGGGCGCCGTTGAGCGCCGCGTGCGAGCAGGGGCGGGTGTTCTTGGTCAAGGGCGCGTGGAACCAGGACTTCGTGGACGAGCTCGAGGGCTGCAAGGGCGAGGACGAGAAGAACGACCAAGCCGACGCGGCGTCCGGCGCGCTGGAGGCGCTTCGGCTGCCGACCGGGGCGATCACAAGCGCGAACGACTTCAAGACGATCAACAAGGAGCTGGACAGCCGCGTGGTGGAGACCAGGCTGCCGGCGGACAGCTTCCGGATGTGAGGCTATGAACCTTCGTCCCACACGCCAAGGAGCAGCCCCACCCGGGGACCGGGCCTCGCGGCTAACGGCAACGCCGGGAGAAGTCTACCGGGTGGGCGCTGGCGCGTGATTGCGATGGCTACCATAGGGCTAATCATGGACAAGCACCTTGGAACGACAATGAAACCGAGACCGACCGAGCCGCCGCTGACCCCGGCGCAGTGCCGCGCCATCGCTGCGGCGGCCATCAAGCGCGGGCTGCTCGTAGTCGGCAAGCGGCGCGGCCCGGGGCGACCGTGGCCGAAGAAGGAGAAAGCTGACCTACCGCCGACCGGGGCGCGTTAACCGCGTAGCGGGCCAGTAGCGTCTGATTGCAACCGCGATGCAATCCCGCTGTTCGCTACACCGTATTGTTAGCACGTCCGGTCTTTTCGTGTCCCAAAACAAATCTGAAAATAGTGCTTGCATCGTAACGGGGTTATGATACGGTAAGGCCATGCAAACGAACTTCCGAATCGGACAGACAATCAAAAACAAGAAAACCGGCACGAAGGCCAATGTCACGGCAATCTGCAATGACTACATCGTGGCGGTCAGCTACGACCACGGTGCGTTCCGAATCTACGCCGATAGAATCGAGGACTTCGAGTGAGCTTCGGGGTCGGCTACATGCGGACGGAAACGGACTGGATGCTGATGAAAATCTTTGCGACCAAAGAGGCGGCGGAAGCTGACCTGCCAAAGTGGGGAAACCCCGTCGCGCCGCCGCATCTGTTCTCGGTGCGCGAACTGTCGGAAGAACTTGAATCTGGTGCGAGGCGCAATGGCTGTGACTCTGACGACCAAAGGCCACGGTCTGCGGATAGCCTGAACAGGGAGTGCGACTCTCCCGACCAGAGCCAATACGAGGAACGGCTCGAAATGCTCAAAGCGATGGACGCCGATAATGACCCGACGGCAACCACGCACCTGCATAACCGATGAAAACCTACACCTCGGACGATTTCAAACGGTGGGGCGCGGAAGGCGGCGCGAAGTCCAAGCGCGAACTGACCGCAGCGCAGGCAAAGGCGATGGTCGCTGCACGGGAGAAGAAACGTCGGAAAACCAAGCGCGTGACACGGCGTGCTAACAAGTTTATTAGTCGGTAATAATTTCCCTATTATCGGGTAATGGCTAGGCAACAAGTAAAACGAACACAGTGAAGTCTCTTGGCGTCGAGAATTTTAATTAGTCGCTTTCCGCTTTTGTTTTCACCCTTCAAAGCGTTTATTTAGCTCAAGCAAGGACGTGCAGCCGCCCGGTTCCGGGTGGCGGACGCCAAGGAGCTTGAGATTTGAACCTACTCGGGTTTGAAGTAAAACGCAGTTCGCCAAAGCTGTCCGTGACTGGAACTGAGTTCCACGCACGGTCAATCGTCGCGTCCGCCGCACCCCGCCCGAACCGAGCCAGTACCGTTCCGCTCGCCCCATCCGACCCGCAGCCCGAAGCCGCAACGCAGTGGCGGCGGATTATCACGTCCGACCCACGCGAGTCGTGGTGGCTCGCGCTCCCCTCGAAGCTGCTCCCGAAGCAGGTTGACCAGATCAAGCGGGCCGGGCTCGGCGGAGACGTGTGGCAGGTCTGGCAGCTGGACGGGCTGATGCAGTCCTCGTGGCCGATGTACCGGAAGTGCCTACACGAGCTGAAGCAGGGCGTGGCGGACTCGCGCTGGATTGTCCGGGCGTTCGCTGGGGAGGGCGAGAAGCCGAGCAAACTAGCGCAGGAGAAAGCCGAGCTGGTGCGCCGGGCGATCATCTCGTTCGCGCCGAACCCATTCAACGACGAGAAGGGCTTCAGTGGCCTGATTTACAACATGTGCGACGCGGTAAGCATCGGCATGTCGATGAACGAGCTCCAGTGGGCGCAGGTCGGTAGCGAGCTGCTACCGAAGGCGGCCACCTGGGTTCACCCGAGGCACTACACTTTCGACAGCAAGGGCAACATCGCCATCCTCTCGGACTCCGAGCTCGGGACGAACCTCGACCTCTCGAAGAAGGTAAGGCCGATTGGCGCGCAGGAAATGGCCGGCAAGTTTTTGTGCTACCAGTATATGAGCAAGAGCGGCTCGAGCCTGTCCAGCGGTATGGTGCACCCGCTCGGGCCGTGGTGGTCCTACTGGATTTACGGGCGCGAGTGGATCGCGGTGATGGCGCAGAAGCACGGGACGCCGTTCCTCAAGGGCAAGTACCAGCCTGGAGCGTTAAGCCCGTCCGAGCAGACGACCATCGAGAACCGGCTACGGGACGCCGGGGCGAACAACTACATGCTGACGCCGATGAGCGTGGACGTCGAGGTCGTGCCGGCGCAGGCGCTGAGCAAGGACAACCCGATCGTCACGCTGATGAAGCAGGCGGACGAAGCGCCGCAGTACTTGCTCCTGGGCCAGACTGGGACGACGACGGCGACGCCGGGCAAGCTCGGCGGCGAGGACGCGCACAAGGACGTGAAGCGCGACCGGATCCAGGCGCTGGCAGGGCAGATCGGGGCGTGCCTGACGGAGCAGTTCGCCAAGGCCGTGCTGGTGGCCAACTACGGGCCGAACGGCGCGGACGAGTGCCCGGTCATCGAGCCGGACTTCACCGAGGTGGCGAGCCCCGAGAAGCAGGCGGCGCGGTGGGTGCAGTTGCTCTCGACGCGGGTGCCCGTGAGCAAGGGCGAGTTCTACAAGGAGAACAGCCTGACCGAGCCGAGCGTCGGGGACGAAGTCATCGTGGACGGCAAGGCGACGATCTACGAGGGGGCGAAGACGGCGGACGAGATGTTCGAGGAGGACTTGAACAAGCAGGTCATGCAGGCCGAAGCTTCGATGGCTTTACAGGGCGAGGCGCAGCAGGCGCAGCAGCCGCAGGAAGCGGCCAAGGCGAGCGCCAGGCGGCCCAAGGACGCGATCTGGGCCAGCCACGAGCGGAAGCTCCGGGACGCGCTGGTCCACGCGACAGACGCCGAGCTGGACGAGCTGGAAGCGAAGCTGACGGCGGCGGAGACGGCGGCGCACCGGAACGGAGAGGTGCGCGAGTTGGATTTGGCGGTAGAGAAGATAACCAAGCGATTCTGAACACTTATGGCAAAGCAACCCAAGACAATTTCCCGCACCGAGCCGGCTGATTCAGCCAAGCACATGTGGCATGGCGTGAAAGAGCAAGAGCCAGCGGGCACGACCACGGCGGCGAGCGTTCCAGATGAACCATCGCCCGAGCCTGTGAAAGGCGTGGCAACGTCCGCCGAGGCGGGCGTTCCGAAAGCCGTGGTCGAATCCTTCAACAAAGAGCCCATCGTGCCCGTGCCGCCGGCCAAGAAGCACCCGCTGGACCTAAACCCGCTGGCGACGCCGAAGCACGTGTTCTCGTGGGAAAAGAACCTCGGCGGAGAAGACGAACTAGGAAAGGTGAACCCATGAAATGCAACAACTGCGGACTGGAGCACGAAGACTGGCTGGAACACACCAGCTACGAGCACCTCGGCGTCAAGGCGTGCTTGGTGAGCCTAAAGCGGAGCGAGGTCGTGAAGGCTGCTGGCACAAGCGAGGGCGCGAAGAAGGGGTGGGAGGGGCGAAAAGTTGGATTCAGTGTGCCAGAGAATGAACATGAAGCTAATCACCACATGGACGTGGTTGAAGACAGAGGCGAAAGAGTTCTGGTCCAGCATAATTCCGGTTTCGAGCATTTGCGCATCAAACCGCAGTCTGTGCATCTAAAGTCAGAATTAAAGCTACTCGCCACAGACTCCATAACTACCGACGTCATCCACTGCCGCGCCACCAGCTCGGTTGGCCCGGCGCTTGGCGCGAGCGCGGCGTGGGAGGTCGGCGTCCCGGTTTCTTTCATGTTCATGCCGGCTGGCACGCACACCATCACGGCTGGTTTCCGCAAGGGCAGCATCGAGCTGACAGTCCAGTGCGACGAGTCAACGGCGAAGGCAGTGCAGGCCAGCTTGGACGCGTGGCGGGCCGAGCGCCCGAAGCAGCAGCCGTTCGGGTGTATTGAGCACCGGGAGCACGAAGCGTCAGTGTGCGTGAGCGCGTCGTGCGGGTTCGAGTGGAAGGAGGACGGCGTCTACCTGGCAGCCGAGCCGACGAGCCTCGGGGCAAACAACGTGAACGGGAAGGTTCACCGCTCGTGGAGTCCGAGCTTCACGACGGACGCGGACTACGCGAAGGCGACGGAGGACGGCGGTACGCTGCGGTTCCCGGAGGGCGTGCGCGGCAGCCGGAGCAACCCGGCGCAGATCACGGGCGTAGACTTCTGCGTAGGGACGCTGACAAACCGCCCGGCGTTCATCGAAATGAAGCCGGTCAAGGCGCGGGAAGGAGCACTGGTAACGCTGTCAACCGGCGAGCAAATCGAAGTTCCATACGGTAACGTAGTGACGGCGGCGGGGACAAGCGAGGGAGTCAAGAAATCGTGGGAAAAACGAAAACACGCAATGCAGTCAGACATTGACTCAAATCACCCAGGACTCAGGAAGCATGTTGATTTTTCTTACCCAAGCAGCGACAACGCGGAGCATTTCGGCTTCAAGAAGGGTGGATACTCGGTTTCTTTCAGCAAAGACAACCATCCGCCGGTAGCAATGTCCATGCACGAAACTCGTGAAGAGGCAATGGAGCACGCAAAAAAACACGACAAAGTGAAGTGGAGTTCGGCAATGCTTTACATTCATCCAGAGCTAAAAGCCACCGACGCCACAGCGTCCGCAGCCGTCCACGCTTCGGGCGGCTCATTCAACACCGTGCTGGCGCGTGAAGCCGACGCCGCCGCCATCCTCGACAAGATTGTGGCGCGTAACAAGCCGAAGCCGGTGACAGTGGACCAGCTCAACGCGAAGTTCGGTCAGACCAAGACCGGCGACACGCGCAAGACGCCAGACGAGATCCTGGCAGGAATTTATGCCCGTGCGGGCCTAAGCCGCTAACCAAGGCGGGAAAACACAACACAAACAAGGAGACAAAATGAAGATAGTGATTGGAGACAAAGTCCCGGAAGGTTTGCAGCTTGCCCCGGGCAGTCGGCACGACATGAGCCCTGCCGAGATCGAAGCTCTGGACCTCAAGGGTTGCCCGTGGATCACGGCAGCCGAACACGACGCGAACATCGAAGCCGCGAAGATCAAAGCGCGGGCGCAGGAACAACTCAAGAACTCGGCGGAGGCGCTCGTCAAGGCGTCTGTCATCCGGGCCAAGGAGCGCAAGGCTATCGCGCCCAAGGACGAGGAAGTCCTGACCTCAGCCCTGGCGAACGTGGCTGCCCTGGACCACAAGCCGGAGGCGGTGGCGTTGGTCACCTCGAAGATCGACGCGATGGAAGCCCCGAAGGCGGCGACCAAGGTCGAGCGCATCACCACGAGCCACGACGGGACGACCTACGTGGACGTCGGCGAGGAAGGCTTCCGGGAGACCGTGAAGGCCTACTGGTCCGTGAGCGAGCCGTTCCACAAGACGCTCAAGCAGGGCGGCATCGTGCGGGCGGCCAACAACAACGAGGCGGCCATCAAGGACGCGGTCCGCGTCTCGCAGGAGCGCGCCCGGTTGTCGGAGAAGATCACGGCGATGATCGTCGGCGGGGCGAACGCCTCGGACTCGGTCATGCGCGACATCGTCAAGGCCGGTGACTACGCCGACCAGGCGTCGAACAACCCGCTCGGCGTGCTGAACACCGGCTTGCTGGTGCAGCAGAACCTCGGCTTTCTGAGCTACCAGCTCGCGATGCTCGACGACATCACCACGGACATCTCGGGCCAGCCCGTGCTGTTCAACCAGATGGTGCGGAGCCGTTATCTGACCATCCCGAAGGTCATGCTCAAGACGACCACGAACGCGTGGCCGGCTGCGGGAGCGCCGACCGGCACGGTGGTGGACGTGAACGTGACGATGGACACCCACGCGGGCGTCCCGATCAGCATCAACAACAACGTGCTGGGCTCGACCCTGCGCCAGTTGCACAACGAACAGCGGGCCCCGCAGCTCTACGCCCTGGGCCAGTATATCATCTACAAGCTGTTGGCGAACATCTGGACGGGCAATACCCGTTACGCGAACGACGCGTCGACCACCTCGACCATCACGTTCTCCGGTAACGGGAACTACTCGGTAGCGGCTGGCGGCGGCAACCTCGCGACGTTCACGGCGGACCTGCCGGAAGCGTTGGACGAACTCCGTTTCCCCGGCGGCGACGAAGAAATCGGCGACGACAACCTCGCACGGTTCGTCTGGGTGCACGGTCGTATCTACGCCATCGCGGCGGCGGACACGAACTTCCTGCTCAACAGCTCGATCCAGGGCATCCGTGGCCAGACCTCGGACAACCCGTTGAAGACCGGGCGTTACAGCCGGATCGGCAACCTCAAGTTCCGCAAGAGCCAGCTGGTGACGGACAACGTCTCCGCTTCTGGTTCGGGCGCGGACTCGACCACGAACGGCATCACGGTGAGCGCCGGTTCCTACGCGGCGGCCACCAAGGTCGGCTTCGCCGGCACCCGCTCCTCGCTGTTGTTCGTCAGCCGCGTGCCGACGGACTACACGCAGGTGTTGCCCGACGTACCCTCGACGGCGGCCATCGAAATGGCGACCGAGCCGAAGACCGGCTTGACGTTCATGATCGTGAAGTTCCTCGACCACGCCTACGAGACGGCGAACCTGCGCGTGCAGTTGATGTTCGGGACGGCTATCGGCGACGAGCGCCAAGGCCTCTACATCGTCAAGTAAGCGACTGGTAAACACTCAAACTGAAAAGGAGAAATCGAACATGAAACTGATGAAACACATTGTGGCCGGCTTGCTCGGCCTCGCGTTGGTGGCGGTAGCCATCGCGACGTTCACGCCGGCCCAAGCGGCTGGCCTCTACATCGGCAGCGGCGGGGCGATGGTCACGGCTGGCACGACCACCAGCGCGGCTGGCAACTGGACCAACCGGCTAGCCGGGTCAACCTCCCAGACGAACTACACGTTTGTGCCCCTCCAAGGGAACAACATCAACGTGAGCTGGGACTTCACGATGGCGGCAGGCGGGACAACCAACCAGACGATATGGTTCGGGTATAGTAACCGGCCTGACTCCAACTACGTGACCTTGCTGGCGCCGGTAGCGGTAACAGCCGCCGGGACAGGCATCGCCGTTGGGCAGACGAACTACACCGCTTTCGGCGGTGCTGGTTACTTCTGCGTGGCGGTCATCACGAATGCGTTCGCCACCGGGTCGCATTACATGACGAACTACAACGTCTACGTGAACAGCCGTTAAATGGCACAAGCCTGGACAGTATTGGCGGGGGACGATCTATGGCAGATCGTCTCCCGCTCTGTCGTCGAGCAGGTGAATGAGGACTCCGCAGGGGGCAAGAACTCGACGAACGACTTGGACGAATCGCTCGACACGCGGGCGAAGAAGGCGGTGGCGCACGCGGTGGCGGAGGTGCGCGGGGCGATAGAGAACGCGGGCCGCTACCCGGTAAGCGTGACGGCGTCGTCCGTGCCTCCGGAAGCGGCGCGGCACACGCTGGCGCTGGCGGCCTACGTGCTGGTGGGCCCGAAGCCGTCGCTAGTCTCGGTAGTAATGATGGACGGCGGGATGAACTCGCCGATCTCGACGCTCTACGCGGACGCCAAACGGTGGCTCGAAGGGGTGAACAAGGGCGGAAGCGTGACGACGCCGACGGACCCGTGCGGCGAGGACTACTCGACGGCGGTGAGCGACAGCAACCCGCTGCCGAACGCGATCGCCTGGGGGGACAGCGACGGGGACCAGGACGACTACGCGCAGGGCTACCGGGTGGACTCGGTGACCGGGGCGCACATTACGCTGCCGGTTGATTTCACGACGTGAGTCGGTTTGGACGGTTTGACGGAGGCCGGAACTTGTGGACGCTACTTTTCATTCTAGTCGCGGCGGTTTGCTTGGCGCTCGGCTTGTGGCTGGGCTGCCGGGACAGACCGTGACGGCGTCTGGCTCGCAGCCGGGGCACGAGTTTCGGGGGAATCAGTATAAAGAAGTTCGACCAGGTTTCGTTCCGCCGAAGTTCCAACTTTCAAAACCAATCAAAGGACCGACTGGAGCGATGATCGTCGGCTACGAATGGCGTTCTACGATGGGAATGAAATGGAACGCGCACAAGCAAGAAGAAGTCGAAGCGATGGTTAGCGACTGGGATCACGCCGGTGAATCAACTGGGACTGGCCGGCAAATTGTCCATGTGTTTCATGTTACCCACCCAGATGGAGTCACAAGGCCGGAAGGGGTTCGCTCAGCTCAGAACGTTCTAGGTATTTCAGAAACCAAGTTGATGACGGTTGCCAAGAAAGAAAGAGCCGCTCAGCAATACAGGCAACAGCTACGCGAGTCAGAAGCTAAGATGTGGGAAAGGGTAGCGCACCCGACCGCAATCGCGGCAGCTCAAGATTACCGCAAAACAAACTGGAGCGGGATGCGTTCTGATGAAGAAAACAACGCGATTTTCTACGATACAAACCTTTGGACTAAAGGTGGCAAGTTCATCCGACGGGCTTCTCGGGCGGCAGAAGACATGAAAGAATTTGGCTGGGAGCAGGTAGAGCCAGACCCAGCAAAACAGCATTTGGTTTTAGCATCGAATGCCACGCTCCTGTCCTGTGTCCGCGCCGAGCGGCTGGCGCGGAGGGTGGAGGCGGTGCGGGCGGCGGGCGGCGCTTCGGTGTCAAAGTTTGGTTGTTTGATGGCGCAACTCCCGAGCCTTGAAAGCGATCTTCCAAACTGGGCGGTTAACAACATCAAGAGCGGAACACTGGCGGAAGAAGGGATTGAAACCGAAACCCACTGCACAGTCCTTTACGGGTTCGACCTCAACTTCGACGCTTCCAAACTGCAACAGGAATACGGCGGCATCAAACTGAAGCTCGGCAAGGTGTCGCGCTTTGAGTGCCCTGAATACGACGTGCTCAAGCTGACGGTTGAATCTCCTGACTTGGTAGCGTTAAACGAACGATTGATGCGGGAGTTTGGCGACGAAATTACGCCGAGCAAGTGGGCTTACAATCCGCACGTGACTATCGCCTACGTCCAGAAGGGGACAAACAAAAACCTCGACGGAGACAAGACTTTTGAAGGGCGCGAGATTCTAGTACGTCAGTTGCTTTACAGCTTGCCAGAGAAACAAGGGCGCGTCGTCATCGAAGCGAGTAGTACTCAGCAACGCAACGCCGTCCACGCAGCCACCGACACCCTCCAAACCGCGCACGCGCTCGTCCGGGACGCCGGCGGCCTTGTTCTCATCCTGAGAGACGCGCACTACGGCACATGGGACTTGCCGGGCGGCCACCTGCAACGCGGCGAGACGCTACTGGCCGGGCTAACGCGGGAAGTGCGCGAGGAAACCGGCCTAACGCCGCACGTGTTTCACCTTAGCAACCGCCAGCAAGGCGCTGGAGATGTTTACGAGACGACCGTGGTCGGCCACAAGCCGGCGGTGACGCTTTCGAGCGAGCACAGCGAATACCGCTGGGTTGAGCAGTCCAAGGCGGACTTGCTCGCGCCATACCGGCTTGGCGGCACGGCGTTGTCCCAGCACCGGAACGCGCAGGCGGCGGCTGCTGCGGCTAACCGGCTGGCGATTCACAAGGCTGTGACGTTCGCCGAGGGGGCGGTTTTGCATCGTCAGGCAGCCACGGACGCCGGGAAGGCGGCGGTAGCCGCTGGGATGCTCGGCCTGCTGGCTTTTGGGGCGTTCAAAGCTTACCAAGCGGCTTCAGTGGCGCTCTCCACGCCTGAGCCCGCGCCCCGCCACTTTGCCCCGCCAGACGAGGAAAGACCGCGTGGCGGGCCTCCTGGCGACGCCGGCGGGCCTCCTAGCGAGCCCGTAGAGCAGCCGGAAGCCGAACCAGCGGGGACGGGGCCCGAGGTAGACAAAGAAGCGGAGGTGTTTAGCGGTGAAAGACGCGAGAAACTTGCCGGGTTGGCTGAAGAAACGGTGGGCGAACTTGAGGCGGAAAGAACAGCAGGCGTGGCCGCTGGGGACACAGAAAGCGAACTGTCCGAACGGCTCGGGAAGCTCGCTCAAAAGCTTGAGAACCAGACGTGGTCGACGGCGGTGAACACCGAGGCACAGGCGGCCTACGGCAACGCCCAGCTGCGGATGCTGGCGCGGGGCGGGTTCAAAACGAAGGCGTGGGTCTCGATGCACGACGACAAGGTCCGGGATAGCCACGTCAAGTGCGACGCGCAGGGCGCTATACCGATTGCCGACAAGTTCGTGAACGGGCTGTTGCACCCGGGCGACCCGGACGGGCCCCCGGAAGAGGTCTGCAACTGTAGGTGCATGATCGTAGGAGTGGACCGGGTATGATGATCGAAGCCACCATGGACCAGTCTGAAGTGAACGCGCTCTCCGAGTACGTGCAGGACCAGATCGAGTTCGCGGCTATGCGGGTGCAGGCGGCGATGGCGGCGGCCTACGTCGACGTAATCGCGAGCAACCTCGGGCCGTGGGGTATCGACAGGCCGTTCCCGTGGGCGCCGCTCAGTCCCGGCTACGCGAAGAAGGTCGGTCGCAAGTTCGCCACGCTCTACGACACCGGGGCGATGGCGCGGGCGGTCAAGACGGACAACAGCAAGGCGTACGCGTCCGAGGTCAGCATCAGCGAGGGCGACTGTCCCTACGCTATCGCCCACCAGTATGGCTACCCGCCTCACAACCTGCCGGCGCGGCCCTACTTCCCGTTCGACCCGACGACCGGCGAAACGACGCCTTACACGCTCGGGTTGATGCGCGAGGTGGCGCAGGAAGAGCTGGCGGCGGCGCTAGCGGAGGGCAACCCGTGAGCGCGACCTACGTGCTGAAAGAAAGACGCGTCCCGGTCCAGTTCGGATGCGACACCAGCTTCTTAGACAAGCCGATTGTCAACCTGCCGGAAGACGCGGTGAAGGTGCGGCGACGGATCCGGGCGCACGAGATGGCGCGGGTGTTCATCAAGACAGCGGACGGCACGGTGACCTGCTACTACGCAGGGCCGGACGGCCCCGGTGCGCTGAAGCTTTTGTGGACGATGGGAGCTAACAAGCGGGAGGTAGTCGCGTGAGCCTTCCAGAACTCATCAAGATTTCGGACCAAGCGAACCAGATCGGCTCGTGGCTGGCCGACCAGACGCAAGGCAGCAGCGCGGTAGTCGAGGTGCTGGCGAACCAGCGCCACTTGTGGGAGAAGATCTTCGACATGTCGGCGGACTCAGCGCCAAGGCTGCTTATCTGCTTCGACGGCGAGACGAGCCGTGGCGGGTTCAACGAGCGAAACCTGCTCTACCGGGTGGACCGGGCCTGGGTGGTGGTGGTGATGCGCGGGCACGGGTTCGACCACGGGATGAACGAGCAGAAGCCCGGGCTGCCGACGCTGTTCTACGACGACTGTGAAGCCATCCGGGACTTGCTCCGGCGGATGAGCGGCATTAGCGAAGAGCCGCTCGACTACGTGAGCATGAAGCCGCTGCCGGGCATCGCGCAGCCAGGGATGGCCAATACGTTCATCGATGGGTATATTTTATCATTTACAACTGCCAATGACCTTCCAGCAATTACACGTTTAGCGCCAGGACAGGAAGAGCAATGAAACTGACTACCACAATTTATACGCTATCAGACCCAATAAGTGGCGAAATTAGGTATGTCGGAAAATCAATTAACGTAGAAGCCAGGTTTGCGCGTCATTTAAAGGACAAAAGTGAAACTCACAAAGCAAGGTGGATACGCAGTCTTAAAGAAAAAGGTTTAGCCCCTGAAATGGATGTTGTTGAAGTTGTAGAAGACAAGGACTGGCAGGAAGCAGAACGGTTCTGGATTGAAAGTTTCAGGGTGATGGGATTCAAACTAACTAATCTGGATAGCGGAGGAATTGGAGGAAAAAGGGCAAGCCTGGAAACGAGGCAAAAACTTAGCATTGCATTGAATGGGCTTGTAAGGTCTGAGCAGAACAGAATAAATAGTTCATTGGCTGCAAAAGGAAAGAAGAAGTCAAAAGAGCATATAGCCAATGTTAGCGCCGCTCTAAAAGGGAGGGTTTTTAGTCCTGATTGGGCTAAGAAGCTTGGAGCTGCTCATCTTGGAGTTCCAAAGTCGCCAGAACAAAGGCTAAAAATGTCGCTTTCAATGCGAGGCAAGAACGCTGGTAAAAAAGCTTCAAATGAGTCTCGATTAAAAATGAGCAACTCTCAAAAGTTAAGGTGGTCTAGGATTAGAAATTTGCCGGCGATAACCAAGGCAGCGCCGGGCGCAGACGAAGAAACGTAACAGAAGAAAGGAAAACAGTATGGCTTACACTCACACATACGCCCAGTCGCTGGTGACTCCGGAAGAGCAGATCGCGGACTCGGGCGCGAGCTACACGGGCGACACCGTGACGGCGATTGACACTACGGTGTCAGAGAACGGCGGCAGCGCGAACGCGGTAGCCGTGGCGTTCACGGCGGCGGGCTTCCAGTCCATGGGACTGCTGGCGACCGTCCCGTGCGTCGTCACCCTGACCGGGGCGACCGTCATCGACGGCGCGAGCACAAGCACGGTGACGCTAGTAGCGAACACGCTACGGCACGTCACGGCGATCACGGGCAACGTGACAGCCATCTCGGTCGGAGCGAACACCGATAGCAGCGGCGCCGCTGGAACCATCAAGATCAACGTCCTCTTTAACTCCTAAAACTTATGGCATGGCCTCCAACATCGGGCGTATCCATCGGGTACGCGGTTGACGGAATCACCACCATCCGGTGGGGCACGGAAGGGACGTTGCAGTCCCCAAAGCCGGCAAGCGGCTACTACTCCGTCCTGCGGATCGACGAGAAGGAACTAGTCGAAGTCATCAAGCTGCCGCAAGGCACCGGGCTGACGGCGAGCCGCGTCCGCATCAAGGACGGCGCGCACTGGGCCATCACGGTCCGGGACGATACCACCATGACCGCGCCCATCTGCGGCACGGCATTGTCTATCGTTGACATGGCCGGGATGATCGGGACGGTCGGCTTGCGCTACAACGCGACAGTGGTTGAGAACGACTACAACACGGCAGTGAAGCAGCCGGGCGAGCGCGTGTTAGTAGCCGAGAACCTCCGACTCATTGAAAGCCAGTCGGGAGCGGCACAGGTCTAATGAACCCGACCGAGCAACAGAT